GTCTTCTTCTTGCCACCAGCTTTGACTTGACCTTTACATACCTTAACACCGTAGGCGTTAGCGTATGCGGATGGGTATACTTTAAATTTTCTTTTGGCAGCTGCTTTACCACGTGGACATAATTTACCCATCAGCGTTTCTTACCTCCATGCTTGCAGCCACATTTAGATCCTTTCTTGTGTGCCATTATGCTTTACCTTTCATGTTTTTCTTTTGCTTTCGCTGTTGCTTGATTATATCATCAAGCTTAGATCCACCAGTAAAGTCGTCCATCTTCAATCTCTTGAGTAGGTTCTTTAGGTTTCTTGGACTAATATCCATAGCAACTTTGTTGCCTTTTCTTTTGCGGACTTTACCGTCCTCGGTGTATGTCATTGCCATGTTAGCATTTCCATCTGCGTAGGGCAAGTGCTTTTCTTGTGGGCTTGCCGTTTGGTTTTTTGAGTGGGCCTTTCATGCCAGACATGCGAGCACAGAAAGACCTTTTACGAGCTCCTCCTCCGGGCTGAGGGGCTTTGAGATTAGAGCCAGTGGCACGATTGTACTTGGCTCTTCCCTTAGCTGTTAGGCCGCCTTTGCGGCTCTTCTCACCTCTTCCGAGAGACAGGCTTACTCCCTTTTTTCTTGCCATTTTTTCTTAGTTTTGCGAAGTCTGCTCCGGTGATTTTATCCCGAGGTGGTGCGACTCTGGCGATTCTCATTTGACCGGCAGAGTATTTTTTCTTACCAGCTGGCTTAGGCATTACCAAATACCGGGTATGATTTGCCCTGTCCAAGCGTAGTTAAGTAGAGCTGCGACTATACCTATCATAGCTAGTCTTCCGTTAAGCTCCTCTGCTGGATGCCATTTCTGATTTTCGTGGTTGTGGTGTGTCATGCTTCGTTTACTCTTTGTGTGGATTTTCTTTTCTTTTCAATACGAGCTAGGTCTAACTCTAGCTGTTTGTATCTTATTGGTTTTTTCTTTTTACCAAACGGTCTACGAGGAGAGAAAGTTTCTGACTTTGACTCCTCTGGATACATCCGTCTGTTTACGTCATATGGATCTGCCATTACTTCTTCTTCTTAAGTTTCTTAAGCTTTTCAAGAGCCATCTTTTTCTTCATGGCTGCTGTCATTGTTTTGCCTTTTGGCATTTTTTTACCGTAATGTCCGGGCATAGTTAGAACTCCAAATCTGATCTGTCTAGTTTTTCGATAACATCTTGCCTGTAGGCAGGGTCGCTATCATACCTTGAGTCATTCATAGCACGGACAAGTTCCGCTTGGCTACGAAAGACATCCCCCTTGTTGGGGGCAGTTTTACCTGTTACCATTCTACCTTCAACTCCATTTGCGTTATCATACTCAGCTTTCAATCCAGACACAGCTAGTTGTATAGCCTGTACACTGCCTGTATTGACTACCTCATCGAACGCTTGTACTTGGTCTTGTGGTAGATTAGTCTTAGCCCAGTTTACTATATTAGCATAGGCTTGCTCGCCGCCTGCTGAGTTCTTGATCTGATTGATCTGTGCTGTAGTGATCTCAGCTGGTGTAGCTGCCTGAGCTTGGAACTCAGGATTAGCTTGCACCTCCATGTAGGCTTTGATAAGATCTTGGCTAGATAAAGAAGAGAACTTAGCAAGAGTCTCTGGTGATAATTTATTACCATTATCGAAGTATTCTTTGCTAGCATCTGTAATCAGTGTAGCACCCTCAGATAGCTGTGGCTTGTCCTCGGGCTGCTCCTCTGCACTCGCTTGTTCTGTCTCCTCTTTGTTTTCACCAAGTTTCTTTTGTAGCTCTACGTATGCTTTTTCTAGTTCTTCTGCACTTTTATATTTACCAGCTAGTAACTGCTCCTGATCTGCCTGTAGCTTCTCACCAACGGCAAGGTTCTCTTGCTCCTCTGGTGTGAGGTTGTCAGGCATTGTCTCAGTCTGTACCTCTGGTTCGTATGAATATGTTTGTGTTTCTGCCATTACTCTTGTGGTGGTTGTATGTTACCTAGCACAGCTGCTGCTTGATCTGCTAGGTCAGGGTTTCTACTAGGATCTAGTAAAGGTGTACCAGCTAGCTGACCGGCTTGATCTACAAGTGACTTGTTAGTCTGATCTTGTACAGTTGTTTCTTTGAGCTGTTCTAGTTGTTCTGCTGTACGTACAAGATTGAGTACGTCGATACCTTGTGCCGCTGCTAGTCGTTTGATAGCTTCGCTTGGATCTATGTATTTTACCAAAGCTTCTGGGCCAAGTGTCTGAGCAACTGTTTGTATAAATCTAGTCAAGGATTCGTTGTCCTGTCCTCTACCTAGACTATTGATACCAGCAACTATCTTTGGTCTTACGACATCTTTTGGTAGTCTTGGTATCTGGTTTGATCTCTGTAGTATTAACAGAGTTCTGTTTAGATATGGCACTAGGAACTCAACCGTTAACAAGCTGAACAGCCCGCCAAGTGACTTCTCTAGTTCCAACTGCGTGAGGCGTACCTCTTCGGCAGTAACTCTCTCTGCGTTCCTGATATTCATAACCAAGAAAGCTTCAAGTATTCTTCTTTCTATCGCTGCTGCTAAGTTTGCAGCTGTAGCAAAGTCTGCTGTCTTACCGACTTGCACGACTCCTACATCTTCTGGTCTACCCTGTATGATAGCTCCGTTACCAGCTTTGGCTAGTGTTCCGGGCTTGGTTGTAGCAGATGGTGACACAAGAAAGATAACTTTACTTGCTACACTTGCACCTTCTACGAGAGCTTGAGACAATCCATCGAGACTCCTTAGATCCCCAATGAACTCTTCTACTCTACCACGTCCGTAGTCCTCTCCGTCTACTGTATTGAATCGAAGCACTAACCATGGCGAGGCGTTCTTCGGTGCTGTGCTCTGGCTACCTTCTAGGATCATGTCGTCCACTTCTTGATGCCATCTCCAGTTACCGCTGCTCTCGTCCATCTTAACACAGGTGTATACCTCAGCGTCGTCTTCTGTAGCACCATATTCGCCATTTGGCTGCTCGTTAGGAGGGGGTGCTATACCCAATACCTTACGGCTTACTGATTCTTTAGTAATGATTTCTATAACATTACCATTACCATCTCTTTCTACTACGTATCGTTGTAGAGGATAGTGTTTCAAACCATCCTTGCCCATGAATATCAAGGCATTGCCCGATACGATCAGGTGTTTCAAGGCTTGGTGTACGACCACACGGTCACTTGATGCAGCTATATAGTCCATAATCAATCTCTCAATCTTAGAGAAAGATAGGTCTAACTCACTACGCATCATAGGATCTAGCGTCTGGCCTAGTTTATCATCTCTTACCTGTAGCTTGAAGAAGGCTGTCTGTGGTGGTAGTATTGCTAGCATAAGTTTTGCTGCAAGTGTCACCACTGCCTTTGCTCCTACTGACTGGTAGGGTTGGAGTAGAGTCCTTTTGCCTTTGTAGTTGTCATCTTGAGTGACTAGATAAGGTAAGGTAAGTTCAGAACACTCTACAGCCATGTCTAGAAACTGAGTTCTACCTGACATAAGCTGAGAGTATCTAGCCTTAGCCTTATACATTTAGTCCTCCAGAACCTTCGCCACCGCCACCGGTGTTGATATTGATTTTAAGAGCGTCTGTACCTGTTCTCTTAGCCGCTCCACGTGTGTCATCTTTCTTTGCGGATGTACCATACTCAACGCCTGCTGTCTCATCTGGGTCTAATAATTCTTTCTTACTAGGTAGTCTAGCAGCTGATACTAAATCGGGCTGTCTAGGTTGGATAGGTGCTGGTGTTGATACTGGGGTAGGTGATCTTCTACCAAAACTAATACACATGTTATTCTTCTAAAATAGATTTTACATATTGTACCACTTCCCATTGTCCGGAGCGATACATAATGGAGGCTAAATCCTCCTTGGGGTGGACAGGATACCAAGCGAACTTGGATTCCAAATCCTCTACTAACTTCTCTAGTTTCTCTGAATGGAAACTAAGCGTATTGAGGGAGGTTGGTGTTTGCATGTTCAAAGAACGCTGGCATGCGAGCTGCTTTTGTGTCGGCAAACTG